AGTAAATTTAAAAATAGCGTACTTAATAGAAAAAGAAAAAAGACATCGCTTGAAGTTTGCTTGGGGAATTAAAAACGATATGTCTAAATATAAATTGAACAACAATGGAAAATAAAAAATACGAGGCCAATATGAAATTTTTAGCACTCTCATATGCGGGAGTCATCATTACTTTAACAATGATAATATTATGGAACTAAACCAAAAAGCAATATTAATTTTAGAGAAGCTAACTTTAAAAAAAAGAATTAAAACGCTGGAGCGCCAGCTGGCTAAACTTACAAGAAAAGATATAGCTAGGGAGGAGCGCAGAAAAAAATTTAATATCACCTCCATCGACAAAATAAAAAAAGATGGACATTGGTATTTCAAAGGTACTGACATTTTATCTTGTCAGTAAATTAAACTATATTTACACAAAACTTAAACTTAAATTTATGAAAGAAAAAAGACCACGCAGATTACTGCACGCAGAAATTTTGTTGGAGAAGAGTCAAAAATCTCCTCGAAAAAAAACTATTCAAAAATTACAACAGGCCGTAGACAAAGGGAATATTAGCTTTGCTACTTTTCAAAGTACTGGGCAGATTATGACAATGGAGACTTATATGGTTATGTATAGAGAGCACGACACAAGCGTTGTAGATTTAGGATTTAAACTTTTACCTAACTCTACTGAAGTCATTAGATATGCAGGCGGATTTGTAATTCAAATGTTACCCGAAGACCATTACGCTTTAAATTATCAAAGAGAACTAGAAGTATCGTTGGATTTAAAAAAGTTAGAGAAAAAAATGTTTGACCAAATGGGCAAAGACATGCTCTTGAAGTTTTAACATGAGCGACAAAAGTAAATATTGGTTTGACACAGAAAGAAACATGTCAAGCACAGACACAGACAACAGAGTACCCGCATATTATGTGGGAAGCACTACAAGAAGAGGAAAGTATCAAGCACGATATGTAGTGAGCGATTTTGATTGTTCTTACAATGTAGGCACCGCCATAACTTATTGTTTACGAAGTAAACGAAAGCACTCAGATGGCGGAATAGAATGTTTAACCAAAGCAATAGCCCACCTTGAGTTTGAAATCGAAAAATTAAAAAGTCAGAAATAATTTGCACAATTTATAAACATTCTTTATATTAGCACAGAGTATTCATAATGCTTGTTTTGTGTGACTGTTTTGATACTGAAACGCCAGAACAGTTACCTTGTTAAAGAGAGGAAGAGGCAACTACGCCATTAATAAAAATAAATATTAAATGTTTTTCTTCCTCTCTTTTTTTTAATCTAAAATAAAAATTATGCCAATAAGTAACGAAATATTTGAAACATATAGAATTCAAGAAAGAGTAAAAGAACAAAAAAAAGCAATACAACTTTTGATAAAGCAAGGATATACTATATTTGATTTAGAAGGAGAAATGTTGCACAAAGATGATATTAAATTTGATGTTGATGGAAATAAAATTCCTCAGCCAAAAAAATACAATTCATATAAATAAAAACAAATGTCCAAAACAAACAAACCTAAACAAGAAAGCATCGTAGATGTTTTGCTTCACAACATAATTTATCATTCTAACGAACTTAACAAAGCGGTTCAAGAAAAGAAAAAATGGGAAAAATTAATTAAAAAAAATTCAAATGAAAGAACCTATATTTAATCAGCTAGCAGATAATGTTTGCTCATTATACGATATTAGTAAAGAAAAACTTTTTACTAAAACAAAAGCCAGAAAAGTAGTAGATGCAAGACATTTGCTTTATTACGGGTGCATGGATAGACAAATAAGATTAAGTTATATTCAAGAGTATCTAACTAAAAACGGATACAAGATAAGTCATTCTTCTATACTGCACGGTATAGATGTGGTTAAGAAAAAAATGGAAGAAGATGAGGATTACAAAACCATTACCGATAGAATGCAAGAATGTGTTATACTTTAAAAGAAATATTTAAACAAGCCAAAGCTGACGAATTTTCTGCGGTCTTAGACGGAGAAGAATTTGAGGCGCGTATACTATCTGGAATAAGGATAGAACAAAATATCAATACTGCCGATACCATTATTCATAACACTACTATTGGTGGAGATTTCTATAAAGAAATAACTGATGATGAGTATGAAGTTTTTTATCAAAAAGGTTGGAGATATGCTGTATTTGTCTTATCTTTGTCTAACTATCGTAGAAAACTTAAGATGATTGAGGAGAAAATAAAACGAGAAGTTAACACAAGAAAGAATGCTAAACATATTATGAATCTAAAAGCAGCAAGAGAAAGGATAATGAATTCATATAGTAAAATAAACAAAAAATTAAATTTAATAACAAACAAATAAAATTATGGCAACCAAACTAAAAACAGTAAACATTCAAGGTAAGGACTATGTAATGGTAGTCGACCGACTTAAACATTTTAGAGAAACCTATCAACACAAATACAGTTTAGTTACTAGTGTGTTAGAAAAAACCAATACTACAATTCTTATTCAAGCATCTATTATAGAAAAAGAATCTGGCTTTACAGTAGCAACGGGTCTGGCTTTTGAAGAAGCGGCATCTAACTTTATTAATAAAGGTAGTTATGTAGAGAATGCAGAGACATCTGCTTGGGGTAGAGCATTGGGGTGTTTTGGGATTGGCTTAGACAACAATATCTCAAGCTATGAAGAAAGCGCAAATTATAAATTAAACAACAAACCCGTAAAGACCACTATTAAACTGCACGATGTAGATATGGTGCCCTTCTTAAAATGGATTGTAGGATTAAAGAAAGAAGAAAAGAATATGGAGTTCATTGTTAATTATTTAAAAACTAATAACTACAATATAACTGAGGAAATTAAATCACAAATAACAGAAACTATAAATGGAAAAGATACTAAGTCAACTAAAAAACGATAAGGAATATTATTCTGGAGTTGGGCAAAATTATTTATCAAATTCTGACATAAGTGATTTGTTACATAATCCAAAAAACTTTAAAAAACCAAAGGCCGATAATAAAAATTTTTTATTTGGCCGTTACTTTCATCAGTTAATCCTAGAGCCAGAAAAATCACTTAATTGGGAATTTGTAGAAGCTAGCAGCAGAAACACTAAACTGTATAAAGAAGCAATAATTAATGCAGCTGATGATGTAGATGTGATGTTATTAGAAAAAGAAAGATTAGAAGCTAAAGAGTTAAAGGAACTAATGGTAAGGAACTTTGACTTTGCAATGTCAATTTACAAAACGGGTAATTTGTTTGAAGAGCCCGCTATAAAAAAAATCAAAGGTGTAATGTGGAAAGGTAAAGCCGATATAGTAAGTGAAGATTGTGTAATTGACATCAAGACTACAAGCGATATTTCTAGATTTAAATGGTCTGCTCGTACATATAATTATGATTCACAAGCGTATCTGTACCAACAACTATTTAACAAACCTCTTGTGTTTTTTGTAATATGTAAAGAGTCTAGAGTACTTGGTAAATTTAGCCCTACTCAAGAGTTTTTAGAAAGAGGAGAACAAAAAGTAATAAGAGCAGTAGAAATGTATAACATGTATATTGGAGACAAGAATACAGCAAGGTTAGAAAACTTCTATTTAAATGAAGAATTGTAAATGAAAAAAAGAAAATTAAATAGCACTAATCCTAAATATCAAAAAAAGGATACAACAAAGAAAATAAAACAAACTAAAAAATTAATCAATGAAACAAAAGGTGTTAAAATTTATGCGGTCTTTGTGGAACAAGATTCCAAAGAGAACGCCTAAAGGTACTATTATGTGGATTAGAGTTCCAATGTCCGTTAATAGTAAAGTCGAGAAAGAAGATATTATCTTTGAGACAATGAATCATTTGGAACGAACAATAAAAATTAATAACAATGTCAGAATTCAAGCACAATCCCAATAAGGGGAATTTATTTAGAAACAAGTACAAAAAAGAAGGTAGTAAAGAGCCCGACTATAAAGGTACATTAGCAATGCCAGATGGTAAGCAAATGGAATTAGCAGGTTGGATTAACACAAGGACAAATGAAGAAGGAAAAGAAGAACAGTACTTTGGTTTGTCTATGAGTGAGCCATATGAAAAGCCAGTTGAAAAAGCAGCAGAACCAGTTGCAGTCGCTGAGCCAGTAAAAGATAGTTCACTACCTTTTTAATCTAGTATTAGAATGTAGAAAGAGAGTCTCTTTAGACTCTTTTTTTATGTTTTATTCTGTGTCAATATGTTAATTTTAACTAATATATTAGAGAGTATAAATAAAATAGTATATATTTATTTTTCTTTTTTCTACAAAACACTTTAAAATATGACATAAACGACATAACATCTGATAATCAACAACTTATGAAAATAAAAACGACATAAAACCGACATAAAACCGACATACAATGACACACACTATAACGATATTCCAAAACATAAAAGAAACTACAACCCCTTTTCATAGAGATGCTTTTACAATCTTAGAACGTATTAAAGATGGCTCTTCAAAAGATTTGGTCAAAAGAATAAGACAAGAAAAAGATAAAAGTAAGCGTAATGAAATTAAGAAATTACTGCCAGCTGTTTGTTTTTCTGGAACTTTTACTAAAAGACAAGATTCAAGTTTAATAGAACACAGTGGACTAATATGTCTTGACTTTGATGGTTATGGTAAAGTAAAAGATATGTTAAAGGACAAGGAAATGCTGACAAAAAATAAGTTTGTGTTTTCTGTATTTATTTCTCCTTCTGGTAATGGTTTAAAAGTCTTGGTTAAAATTCCTAGAGATAAAGAAAACCATATAAGATATTTTCAGTCTTTAGATAAATATTTAAATTCAGAATATTTTGATAAGTCTACTAAAAACATATCTAGAGTTTGTTATGAAAGTTACGACCCACTAATTCATATTAACAACGAAAGTGAAGAGTGGAACAAAATAGAAGAAATAGAATATAAAGAAATAAAAAAACATATTGACCCTGTTACTATTCCTATAACCGATGAAAACAAAATTGTAGAAATACTAGTAAAGTGGTGGGAGAAAAAATTTCCAATGAATGAAGGCCAACGAAATCAACATGCTTATGTGTTGGCAGCTGCATTTAATGATTACGGGATTAGTGAAAGCTTAGCATCTTATGTCTTAGGTCAGTATTCTAATCAAGATTTTAATTTAGAAGAAATTAAAAGAACAATAAAGTCTGCTTATAGTAACTCACATAACTTTGGTACAAAGTATTATGAAGATGAAGATAGGATTAGTGATATAAAAAATAAACTAAAACAAGGAATACCAAAAAATGAAATTCGGTGTCAATTAGAAGATGCTTCATTTGATACCGATGTAATCAACTCTGTTTTAGAAAGAGCAGATGAAGAAAACAAGCATCAGATTTTTTGGACTAAATCAAATAAAGGTGTAATTAAAATTGTGCACATATTATTTAAACAGTTTTTAGAAGACCACGGTTTTTATAAGTTTTGTCCAGAAGGCGGAAGAAATTATGTTTTTGTAAAGGTCTCTAACAATTTAATAGACCACACATCAGAAAAAGAAATTAAAGATTTTGTTTTAGATACTTTGTTAAAGCTAGAAGACTTAAGTATATATAATTATTTTGCAGACCACACAAGATTTTTTAAGGAAGAATTTTTATCTCTACTTTCAACCATAGAGGTATACTTTATTGAAGACACTAAAGATGAGGCCTATTTATATTACAGAAATTGTGCCGTAAAAATTACTAAAAACGAAGTAGTTCCAATTGACTATTTAGATTTGGGAGGCTATGTTTGGAGAGAACAAGTAATCAACAGAATATTTACAATATGCAAAGTTAAAGACTGCGACTACAAACAGTTTGTTGCTAATATTTGTGGGCAGAATCAATCTCGTATATCTACAATGGAAAGTACAGTTGGGTATTTAATGCACGGCTACAAAAATTTATCTTTTTCACCAGCTGTAATTTTAAATGATGAAGTTATTTCTGACAACCCAGAAGGTGGAACAGGTAAGGGTTTATTTATGAATGCGCTAGCCCATATGAAAAAGCTAGTATTTATTGATGGTAAGTCTTTTAATTTTGAAAGGTCTTTTGCTTATCAGCTGGTATCAGCAGACACACAAATATTATGTTTTGATGATGTAAAAAAATATTTTGACTTTGAAAGATTGTTTTCTGTTGTAACAGAGGGGTTAACTCTAGAAAAGAAAAACAAAGATGCAATTAAGATACCATTTGAAAAGTCTCCCAAGATAGCAATTACTACAAACTATGCTATTAAAGGTTCTGGTAATTCTTTCGCCAGGCGTAAGTGGGAAATAGAATTACACCAACACTACAACAAATCTTATTCTCCTTTAGATGAATTTAACAAGTTAATGTTTGGAGATTGGGATGATTCTGAGTGGTGCATCTTTGATAATTATATGGTAGATTGTCTACAACTACATTTAAATGAAGGACTTATAAAATCTTCATTTGTAAACTTAGAAGTTAGACAGCTGTCGGCAGAAACCTGTCACGAATTTATTGAGTGGTGCGGTTTACTGCAAGGACAGTCTATAAACACTAAACTACAAAGAGATAAAAGAATATATAAACAAGAATTGTATTTTGACTTTATAGAGGAAAACCCAGATTATGCTCCTAAATCTAAAATGACAATATCTAGAACTAGATTTAACAAGTGGCTAACTGCATACGGGTTTTTTAGCGAAGGTATTATGCCAGAGGAAGGTAGAGATATGCACGGAAGATGGATTATATTTAAAAGCAAATCAGAAGACCCTAACTTACTTTTTTAATGGAAGATAAAAAAATATTAGACATCGCTATGAGAAACTCTTTTTTAGTTTTATTTGAAGGAGGTAATCACGAAGACATAATGGAGTCTGAAGATAATTTTTTTGCACACAATCCTTTTGCTCCTTACAGTAAAGAATTTTTATATAACATGTTAGACCATTTTATTGACCAAGAAGAATATGAAAAATGTATAACAATAACACAAACACTTGACGAATGGAACTCAGACCCTACCAGAAAAAAATTGTAACACAAGGTGTACAGGTGTTACACAATCATCGTTTTATTTATTTAGCGATGGAGGTACGAACTGGAAAAACCTTAACCAGTTTGTCATTGTCTGATAAGTTGAAAGCCCACAATGTTTTGTTTATCACCAAGAAAAAAGCTATTTCTAGTATAGAGCATGATTACTATTTGTTAAAACCAAAATATTATTTAGAAGTAATTAATTATGAATCTTTACACAAGATAGAAGATACTAACTGGGATGTAGTTATCTGTGATGAGGCGCATTCTTTAGGGGCTTTTCCAAAACCAAGCAAGCGGGCCAAGCAAGTAAGGGCCCTGCTAAAAAAAAATTCACCATATGTAATACTTTTATCAGGAACGCCAACTCCTGAAAGTTATAGTCAGGTATATCATCAGGTGTATGGAATATCTACTAACCCTTTTTCTAAATATAAAAATTTCTACAGGTTTTGCGATGATTATGTTAATGTAAAAATTAGGCCAATAGGGGGAATGTCAATAAGAGATTACAGTGGAGGAACACCTGCTATTTTAGAAAAAATGAAACCTTACACAATATCTTATACTCAAAAAGAAGCGGGCTTTGTTGTGGAAACCACTGAAAAAACATTGACGGTTCAGATGGGAGACAAAACATATCATCTAATTAAAAAATTAAAAAAAGATTTAGTAATACAAGGAAGAGATGAAGTCATACTAGCTGATACGGCTGTTAAATTAATGAGCAAGCTTCATCAAATGTATTCAGGAACCGTAAAGTTTGAGTCAGGTAAGTCTATGGTTCTAGACACAGCTAAATCTAAATACATAAAAAAATATTTTGACACAAAAAAAATAGGAATCTTCTATAAATTTAAGGCAGAGCTAGATTCTTTAATGAAAGTTTATGGCAAAGAAAATTTAACCACCGACTTAGAAGAGTTTAATACTACAGGTAAATCTATTGCCCTGCAAATTGTGAGCGGTAGAGAAGGCATCTCTTTAAAAAATGCGTCTGCGTTGGTTTATTATAATATAGATTTTTCTGCTACAAGTTATTGGCAGTCAAGAGATAGAATGACAACCAAAGAAAGACTTAAGAACAAAGTCTACTGGATATTTGCAAAAGACGGAATAGAAAAAAAAATATACAAAGCCGTTACAAAGAAAAAAGATTATACTTTAAATCACTTTAAAAGAGATTTCTTAGCTTTGTAATATGACTGAGCAGCAGATTCAAAGAAAAAGAATTCAGGAATTAGAGGCGGAAGGTTACTATGTAATTAAATTGGTTAAAACAAATAAAAACGGTATACCTGATATAATTGCTTTACCGCCAGGCAGCGAAGTATTGTTTAGCGAAATCAAAAAAAAAGATGGAAGACTTTCGATTCTACAAGAATACAGACTTAAGGAACTTAAAGAGTATGGCTTTAAAACAGAAGTATATAGAGGATAACAGGTGGTATGACATGGATGATAATTTTCTAAGTCAGCTACAGGAATTTCCTATTCATTACAGCATTCCAGTTGCTGTCTTAATGGATTGCAATGTAGAAGACTTGCCCAGATTAAATGGATGGACTCAAACTGTAGGAGGAGTGATTACGAAACCTGCTAACTTTTTTTTTGAAATAGAATATTTTAATCAAACTGATGAAGTACCAGTTTTTTTAAACATTGTAGAAACAGACGCAGACACATACTTAGACCATATGCTAACTCAAACAACACTAACAAACAATGGCACATATAACAGAATTAAATTCACCTAAATACAAAAAAACCAGAGAAGTTATAAACTCTGTGTTTGAAGTAAATGTTTTAGATAAATCGCGAGAAAGAACTTTTGTTAATGCGCGGATGGTTTATTCAAAAATTTTAAGAGACGAAAAAACTTCATTCAAAAACATAGCAAAATCTCTTTTAAAAAATCATGCGTCTATTATTTATTATGTAAAAACCATAGATTGTTTACTTTCTTATGACAAAGATTTGTTAAAAAAATACAAGCATTGCTTAACACTATTAGGTGATGATGGAGAAAGAGAACTTACTTTAGAACTTTCACAACTTTCAAAAAACGAATTAATTTTGTTAATCAAAAAACTCAAAAAACAAAATAATTTATTATCTTTGAGTACAAATGTCTAAAACAAGACTAAAGACAGTCGAATGTAAACATCTTAAAGATAAATGGTAAGTCAAGGAGTGGAGAAAGATAAATTAAAATTCATCAATTACACGATGAAGGAAATTCATGACTCTTTAAATGACCTGTATGAAAATTTTGTTGACGGCAATTACACCGAGGTAAAAAAAGATTCTACTTTTATAATAAAAACCTTAACCTCACTTAAAGAATCGGTGGAAGACGAAATATAATATGGGAAAAGAATACGGAAAAAGATTAAGATTATCCACAGAAGAAGTAGACATCATTCTTCAGCGTAGAGCTTCCGTAGTCGACAACATAAATAACAACACAGCTTTAGACACACACCTTAAAGAACGCGGCATTAAGAAAAATGATGTTGTTAGCGTAAAGCATTGGCAGAGCGGAAGCGGAGAATATAGATTTTCTGTTGTGACTAAAGAAAATGTTGGGTTAGAGGAAAATCAAATATGGGATAAAATAAATTCTTTTGTTGAAACTTACTCACCCAGCTACCCTGCTGTTGAAACTCCAGCAGGAGACCATCTGTTAATAGTAAACCCAGCTGATATACATATAGGTAAATACGCTAATGAATTAGAAACAGGAGAAAAGTATGATTGTGAAACAGCAGTGTCAAGAGTTATAGAAGGAGTAATAGGCTTGATAAATAAATCAGCTGGGTTTGACATAGATAGAGTTTTGTTTTGTATAGGTAATGACATTCTTCATATTGACAATGTATACAGCACAACAACAAAAGGTACTTATCAAGACACAGATGGAAAGTGGTGGGAACATTATGAGATTGCTTTAATGCTATATGTTAAATGCATAGAGATGTTAAGACAGGTTGCCCCTGTAGATGTCCTGCATAGTATGAGTAACCACGACTATCAATCAGGATTTCACCTGGCTCACACTTTAAAAAGTTGGTTCAGAAAAGCAAAGGATGTTGATTTTGACATAGGCGTTTCTCATCGCAAATATTATAAATACGGTACAAATTTAATAGGATTAGAACATGGGGATGGAGCCAAGCTTGACGCTTTACCTCTGTTAATGGCTCAAGAGAATCCCAAAGATTGGTCGTGTACGACTCATAGATACTGGTATTTACATCACATTCATCATAAAGTAAAACATAAATGGTTGGACGGAAAAGACTTTATAGGCGTTACTGTAGAGTATATGCGTTCTCCATCATCAGCAGACAGCTGGCACAGCAGAAAAGGCTTTACAGGGGCTCCAAAGGCTTGTGAGGGGTTTATTCATCATAATGAAAGCGGGCAAGTAGCCAGACTTACTCATTACTTTTAAGACCTTTTAAAATCTCCACGTTTAGGTCTTTTCTTTTTAAAACCATCAGTAGCATAATATAACTTTACTTGTTTCTCAGTAAAAATTTTACCACTTGGACTTTTATATTTATTCTTTCCTATCTTAGTAAAAGGCATCTTATTTTTTATTTATAAATATATCGTCTCGTAAAGCTTTGTTTTGCGGAACCCATCTTTGCGGTATTGAACCATCACCATATCCCATCATCGTTAAGAAGTTGTACCAAAATTCTCCTTGACCTAATGCTAAACGAGCTAATCCCTTAGCGGGCCTAAATTGCACCCCAGCCATAAACTGAAGAATAGTTTCTGGAACCTCCATATATTCTCCGTTTGATATATCTGTTCCTATTTCATCTAAGATGTCAGAAAACGGATTAGTAATTCCTCGGTTATATCTTTCTTTCCATTGTTCACCTGTTAAAGAATTTGCAAATGTTTGTAAAGCCTGGCCTAAGTAAGGTATAATTCTAAATATATTTAAAGGTGAAGTTAAAATACGGTCTAAGGCTTTTTCTCTATCTTTTCTGTCTCCTGCTAATAAAAGCGGCAGACTACCTATCGTAGCAAAAAGCGCTTGTACTATAATTAAATTAATAAACAATCTTCTGTACTCGCTTCGTGAAACAACAGTATTGTTTTTTATACCTCTAGTAATATTATTTGTAGCTAACAAGGTTTGATTTAATGCTAAAAAGAGCGAACTAGAAAACATAGTTAATCCACGCAACATCTTACCTCCAATACCTGTTCCTGTTTGTAATGCGTTTTTATCTAAACCTCTTCTTGATTGTTGAGTTAAGTTGTAATCATTAAATAAAAGCAATGCTTCTTCTGGACTCATACCGTTTTCTATAGCATTATCGTATGCTACTAAATATCCTAACACACCCAATAAGTCTCCTTCAGTTGTAAAATAACCAAAAGCTTTATTAACTAATTTAAAAGATTCTGAAAGTTTTCTTAATTCAGGAGTAAGCTCTACCGATTCCTGACCTGTAGTCAATGCATACATTCTACCCCCTAAAGCTTCCTTCCTTCTTGCTCTAAACTGTGCTGATAATGCTTCAGCTCTTTTAATAGTTTCTTTTTTATTTTTTAATAAATTTATATAAGCTTGTGTAAACTTTACAAGCTGAATACTTTCATTAGCAGTTCCTCCTATAATTTGTTTTAAACCTTCAGCTATATCTTCACCAATAGATTCTAAATTTTTAACATCTTTAAACATAGGGTCACCTGCTTTTTTAGGCATATTAAATACATCAAACTTAGGTTGATTAAATAATATAAAGCCATTGTAAAACGATGAAGCTTGTTTAGGTAACTGAACAACTTTTAGTGCTAAAGCAAAAGAGGTAAATCTTTCAAACCCTAGACTAAAAGAATTATTAAACTTTTCTCCTACACTTAAATATCCCTTTGGATGTATAGCATTATTGATAGCTCTGCTGACCATTCCTCTCATTAATAAAACATCTAAATATGTTGAGACTGCTGGGGTGTTTACAATAGCATCCATAATCTTAACTACTTTTGAATATGCCATGTATCTAGACATTTCTTCTAAATGACTTTCAAGCACTGCGAAGAAATCTGAAAAACGTATTCTTAAGTTGGCTGTATTAGTAGCTCTTAAAGAAACTGCGGAAGGGTTTATGTTTTGAAAATTTCTTACAAAACCTTGTTCAGAAAAAGTTTCTCTTTCTGACTCTTTTGTTTTAATTCTTTTTTCTGATTTACGAGGAAAATACGGAAACTCTTGTTCTAAATTAACTTGATTTTCTTCTACAAATACATCATTATACTCGTCAAAAAACTCATAAGTAAACGCTTCTAGAACTCTATCTACTAAATTTTTTAAATCTTCTCCCATGTATTCTACCATGGCGTCTATAGACCTCTGAGTAAATCCATCTTGGATTAACATTTCTTTAGACTTTGGGTTTTGCCACTGCGCATAGATATACATTAGTTGAGGAACAGTAAGTCTGTTGCTGCTCAATAAGTTTTTAAGGATTCCTTTAGGCGCTTCATAAACAGTAAGTCCTGTTTCAGAGTCAATAGCATTAGGTCTTTGGGTATTAACACCAGGAACATCAAACCTGTCTTTTAATGTAGCTAATTGTTTTAAATATTCATAAGCAGAAATTTCTCCTAATTGAGCAGACTGGTATGTTTTATTTACAAAAGGAACTATAATTGATGCATCAACTTTTTCTTTTCCAAAAATCTCAGCGGCTATTTCTTCTACCCTATCCATATACCTAAAAAAGTTTTTTTGAGCATTTTCCTCTGCTTCAGCCAGCCTATAATAAATATCATCGGTAAACACTTTTGTTTTACCTGCATCTAAAGCATTCATATAATTATAGGTAATACCAATTAAACTTTTAAATGTAGCCGTCAACGCATTAAAAGGTTGTTTAGATATAGGTATTATAAGTTCGTTTAATAATTTTTTAAACGCTTCATTATATTTGGCATCTTGTAAACCTTGCCAAATTTCTCTATA